AAAAGGAGAAAACTATGCCAATGGTAGGAAAAAAGAAGTTCGCATATACTAAGAAAGGCAAAGCTGCCGCTAAAAAATATGCAAAAAAATCTGGTAAGAAAATGAAATCTAAATAATAATGTTAACTAATTTAATAGCAAAAATAACAGGAGAAAAAATAGTGCCATTAAAAAAAGGATCAAGTCAAAAAACAATATCAGCTAACATTAAAAAAGAAATTAAAGCTGGTAAACCAAGAAAACAAGCTATCGCAATTGCTTTAGCTAGTGCTGGTAAATCTAAAAAGAAAAAGAAAAAAAAATGAAGAAAGGTTATCACAAAACAAAATCTGGCAAGATGGCTAAAAAAGGTTTGTACTACAACATCAATCAACGAAAGAAGAAAGGTGCAAGTAGGAGCAAAAGTAAATCTACAATTTCATCTAAGGCATATAGCCGTATGAAAAGTGGATTTAAAAAAAGTTAGGCGTAGCTTTCTAAAAAGGCTGGGATAGATGGTGGGTAAAAATAAAACTTGGAATAAGAAAAAACTTAATCTCAAGATAGGCTACTGCTCTGTCTGTAATAAAATACATTATAATACTTCTAGTGGTTGGATCATAAATGCTGAGAAAAAGGTATTTTGTGAAGACCACAAAGAAGGTTCAATTAGCTGCTTTGATAGATACTTACAACCAAATACACAAACTAAATCAGTAATGGATTGGTAAGCCAACCCACATTTAATATTAGGTAGCAATCAGGGAGTTACTGCTTACAGCATTAATTGCCACCAAACATTAACTAGACCAAAACTTCTTAGCTTTTTCTAAGTAAGTAGGATCTAAATCGTTCTTCCAAAAATAATGGCTAAAGTCAGGCTGAATGTAGTCTTTAATTACTTTAGGATCATTACTAATCTTAAGTAAATTCTGCCTTACCAAACATTTTTGTCTAAAAGATTCTAATCTTGACATAATCTTTTCAGGCTGTAGGTCTTCACAATTATCCTTATGATAGACTTTAAATTCCTTTTCATTAATGTAGCAAACATAAATAGGTAATCCTGTTGCATAATAATAAAAATCAGTTTGAGTTAAGTGCATTGGGTCAACACCATTTTCAGGTAATTTATTAGTAGCCCAAGACCTAGTACCATCTTTCTTAACTCTACCTTTTCTTGGGAACTTACATTTGTCCTCAATGATGATCTTGCCTTTTAAGTCTGCATAACCATGTACTGGTATGTTGATGCCTTCAAATATCTTAAAACATTCGATCTCAGGCTTACATTCGTCATAACCAGGTATTGTCTTATGAGCTTCATGACCATTGATAATCATTTTCTCAATGATTGTTTTAAAATAATCAAAGGCTTCCCTTTCCTTTTCATGAACAAAGGTGCTATTAATTTTCTGTTCTATTGGTGTAAACATTGTATTCCTCCAAGAATTGTTTGTAATCTTTTTTAAAGAAATTCATAATCTCTAATATCTTAAAGACATCAGTTTTATTAATTCCTTTTTCGTATTTTTGAATTTGTTGAAACGATACGTTAATTGCTTTGGCAACATCTGATTGAGTAAAGCCTTGACCAATCCTTTCTAGCTTTAATCCTCTACCTAACTTTTGATAAAAATTATTTTCTCTTTCTTGAAATAATTGTTTTTCCATTTCATTTCCTTTCATTTGAGACAAAGATAGCCTTAACCCTATTTACAACTATAATGTGTAACAACAATCTAACTAGCTACAAATTGTTGTTTTTGCTTAAGCTCATCAATCTTTTCAGCAATTTTAGGAAGTTTATTTTTATAAGAATGTAACATCCTTTTGTGTTTATACATTCTCTCTAACATCCTTTGTTGCTTCGATTCCAGATCCTTGAGCATCTTTGGTTCTAGCATCATTGTCCATATCGTTGGTTAATTTAATGTTTGACCGAATGAAACGCTTACCAACGATTTCTATTTTAGCGTTTTCATCTGGCATTTTTTGATTATGTGCTGCTTCTGTAGCTTTCTCAACAGTATCAGCTTCAAAAAATTCTGTAAACTTAGCCATAAGTTCAATCATAGTATCTTTTTGTACTTTAGCCATTGATCTCTATGTTTCTCCTATAGCCTTTAATTTTTTTTAATTCATTACGTTTTGCCAATCTATTGACTAAAACAGTAATGGAGTTCTTACTCTTATAATTCAACGCATCAGCCATTTCCTGATAAGTTGGATAATATTTGTTCTTTTTGACATATTTTTTAATAAAATTCAATAGCTTAAGCATTACAGGGGTCATTGGTATATTATTCATTCTCTGCCTCTCTAATCTTCATTTTTCTATTTAATTCATTGTAACCATTAACATCATCATAAGAATCTTTTTTATAATTCTTATTGGTAATGGTTCTCCAAAGTTTTAAATTAATCATAAATATTCCAAATATATTTAATGGAACTTTAACCTTATAACCATTAAATGCAGTTAAAATGCTTTCTAATATGCCTTTCATTGCATAGCTTGTATTGTCAAAACTACCATATTGAGATTGTTTTTCATTAAGTAGCTGCTCTAGTTCTTTCGTTAATTTATTAATGTGACTTACGTTATCCGACATAATTTCCTTCCTTGTCCTTACAATAGTAGTAAAAAACAGCTTCATCCTTGTAAAGAACCTGACTATTATTTTCATCTACTTTAATCATTGACTTAAATATGTTTTCACAATTTCTTAGTGGATCAGTTACAAAAAGGGAGTTTTGAAAAACTGACCCACTAACAAGACAAATTAATATTGTCACCTTCATTAGAAGGGTAATTTGTCCTTTTTAACTCCTGGTTCATTCATATAACCTGAGATATTTGGTTTATCTGATTTATCATTTAACCAAGCTACGATTGCTTTCTTAGCTCCAATCTCAGACCAAGTAATGTCACCTGTAAACTTACCATCATCATTCTTAAACATAACGCCTACTTGAGCAAATATTTTTATGAATTTTTTATTGCCATCTTTTGAAGTACCTTTTACTCCTAAGATAGTTCCCTTGTAGCCATTTGATAACTTTGCATTTCCTGAAAAGTCAATCTTAATTGCTCTTTCATCATTTCCATCATAGGGAAACAATACAAAGTCTTTTTCTTTACCAGTTTGATTTGACATTTTGTCCTCCATTTTCTTTTATGTTTTTTTGTTTATTTTCAAATGACTTTTTTATTTGGTCATTTTCTTGCTCCCAATCAGAATAAAGTTTATTCAACTTTGTTTCATTAGTTTGTTGATTGATCTTATCCTTAATTGAAACTTTTGCTTGGCTTTGTCCTTGACTTAACAAAGCTACAGTTAGCTCATCTGCACTAGCATATTCAGATCCTGCTAATCCAAATGCAGCTATGCAACGACCAAGACTTGATGTTGCAGCGTTCTCTAATGCACTTGTCTTATTAATGAATGATGAGTTTCTCATTTCCTCACTATGACCCACAGCATAAAGTTGATCTGCAATGTAAAGGCTAGTTTTTACAACTACCCTATTGTCATCATGAAATATGATTTCTTCATCAATCCTAGATTCAGGAAAGTATTTCTTTAAGTGTCTATGTCTTTCTGCAACTGTTGAATATTGCTTTCCTTTAATGTTTACTGTTGGGACTTTGCTAAGATTTGCAATGCAATCCTTATATCTGTCCTTAAATGAACCCTTATCTGTTTCTTCCTTAATTAAGGGTTTCGATTTCTTCGTTTCCGTCATTTGTTTCCTTTTCTTCTATTGGTTTGTTTTCTAATTCAGCGATCTTATTCTTAAGTTTTTTATTTTCAAATTTAAGATTATTTATTTCTAATCTTAACTTGCCATTTAAAGTTTGATGCGAATCATTAATTCTTCTAGCGTTATCTAAATCCCTCTTTAAATGTTCTAATTGCATTTTCATTGGATTGTATGCTTGATCTACCATTATTTTTTTCCTCTCATTACTTCTTGAATAGTTAATTTATGAACGATTATATCCTGGAGTGCTTGACCTACTAGACCACCAAATATCATTCTTGAGTTAGCAGGTAGTTGTTTCCTTTCAGCAGCAGTTAATACACAATAATCATTAAACCATTGATCTGGTAGGTTTATTTAATTGTGAAGGGGATAAATGCGTAGCTGTGAAACAACCACCTTCTTCCTTAGTTAACCATTCCTTTCCTATTTTTATTAACATTGATTTGCTTTTAATGATTTATACAAAGTTTGTCAATAGTCTATACAAAATAATTTGCATATTGTTTATTAATGGGTATAAGTATTTAAATGCTAAAATTATTAGATTTATTTAGTGGGATCGGTGGGTTCTCTTTAGGAATGGAAGCTACTAATCGAATCAAAACTATTGCATTTGTAGAAAAGGATAAATTCTGTCAGAAAGTATTAAATAAAAATTTTAAAAACATACCAATTGAGGAGGATATAAGAAATGTCAAAGGATCAAACTACACAGCCGACATTGTTTCAGGAGGATTCCCCTGTCAACCATTCAGCGTTGCAGGAAAACGGAGAGGAAAAGATGATGACCGCTACCTCTGGGATGAAACTATTAGAGTTGTTGCCGAAACAAAACCAAAATGGTTTGTTGGAGAAAATGTTGAAGGCATTATTAACATCTCCAATGGTACAGTCTTGCAACAGATACAACAAGACCTGGAAAAAGAGGGTTTCCAAGTCCAATGTCTTGTTATTCCAGCTTCAGGTGTCGGTGCTTGGCATCAAAGAAAAAGAGTCTGGATTATCGGATGCAATGTTTCAAACTCCAACTACTCAGGATGCAAGGATAGGACCAAACAACATAGGTGGGAACAAACACAGAATGAAAAGAGGTTCGATAGCTTTAGCAGATCAAATATTATTTCAAACTCCAACAGCAACAGAAATACCAATGAGATCGAAAGAAGCAATGGAGAAAAGGAAAAAGTACAGAGAGAGCATAGGCAGGAAGTCAATTCCACATGGGAATTTATTAGAACAAATTCAAATGATGTACCCAACTCCAGTAGTCAACGACAATTCACTAGAAACAATAGAGAAATGGAAACAAAGACAAAAGATAAAAAAGGAACAAGGGATCAATCTTCATTTCAAACTTTGTCATCATGTTCAGATGTACCCAACGCCAACAGCAATGGACCATATAGACAGGAAGGGAATGAGACCAAGCAGAGCAGCAACCAATCGAAAGAGTGGTTATTTATCAGAGATGATAAAAATGTACCCAACACCAACGACAAGGGATTACAAGGACTCAACAATAAGCAACAGCCATCAAAACAGAAACAGCGACAGTTTACCAATCAAGATAATGAAAATGTACGGAACACCGAAAGCTCAAGACTCAAGAGCAGCTCTGACAGACAGGGGGAAGGGAAATTTTGGGGAACAAGTACACCAAGAATACAATGCCAAGCAAGTTGGTGGGAGACTCAATCCAAACTTTGTGGAATTCCTTATGGCTTATCCGCAAGACTGGACAAAGATAGAACCAACAGAATAAAGGCTTTAGGAAATTCAATAGTACCATTGATAGCTTATGAAATAGGAAAGGCAATAATTAGTGCGGAAGATCAATCAAATTAAATATAGAAATAAGAAAATTAAAGTTGTTTGGCAGCATTGTGTGGATTGCTATGCCAAGTATGAACCATCTAAGAAATTACTAACCATACATCCTGAACAATCAAATCTTAATCTTGCTAAGACCTTAATTCATGAATTGTTCCACATTATTTGTGATTTCAATAACATTGATATTAATAAGATTGGNGAGGAAAGAACCGCTAAATTGACGGAGCAGTATATAGTAATATTTAAAAATAATCCACATCTAAAAAGATTAATAAATGAGTTATATTAATGGCAGGATATACTTGGGCTAGGGAAATGGGAGACAAAGTAAAAGAATGTAATTTTTGCGTTATGCCTGGACTTATCGAATGTAATGATAAAAGATACTGTCCAGATTGTTATTCATTAAAGATTTGGAAAAAGAAAATTGAAAACGTAGGTAAATATTTAGATAAAAAAGAATTGGAGGAAGATGAACAAGATAAAATTAGAACCTTTTGAGGTACAATTAGCTTGTGATGTAGCTACAAGGCGATTTATTGAAAACCTTAAAATGGGTAAATCCTTTTCTTATGGCTATGAAGGATCTACTGAGAAAACAATTGCACTAGGTATAATGGGTTGTTGTGCTGAGGTTGCCTTTGCCAAGTCTAAGGATAAATATTTTAATGGTTCTTATTCAGATAAATATTCAAGATACACAGACTCAGATATGCAGGATCAAATAGAAATAAGATCCCAAAAAAGAAAAGATTATAACTTTCTATTGATAAGACCAGGTGAA